ATTGAATAAAGAAGTATCAACAGTAAAGTTTTGAGAGATATAAACACCTTCATATATTTCGATATTACTAAATTCAGCAACTCCGTTCACAACAGGGACTGTAATATCCTCTGGAATACAAAATATGTAATTTGTATTGTCTCCAGCACCATTACAGATGATTCCAGCGTTAATTGTAAGTGTTGATGTCTCTGTTAGTCCATCAACGGTAAAAGATATTTTTGCTCTTGCTGATCTACGAGACCTTGGGACGTATCCGATATTTCTGGCGAGTGCAACTACGTTTTCTCGAAGTGTAGCGGAATCAAGAAAACACTCATTTGCTGCCATGTTAGTATTGTAGGCAGTTGTATATGTATTATATGCTAATGCGTCAATAATTATTGAAAGATTAGATCCTTCAAAATCATAGTCAGTAAAATTTGTATTCGCCCTCAGATAATCTCTGATTGACGTTTTAATTTGATCAAAATCTAAATTAACATATTGTCCGAAAGCCATTATACTCTAGCTGGAAAAAGGAGAACGTCTACTTCTTGTGTTGGAGCAGGGATACCAACAATGTCATATTGAACTGTGCAACTCATTTCATTTGTATCAGAAAAAATTGATACAGATACATCAATATTAACAATTCTTGATTCATGATTATTCAAAGATGATTTAATATCATCAGATATGCTAATTTCACTTAAGTTTGTGTTTAATTCAAACAAAGAATTGTTAATTACTGAACCAAATCGAGGTTGAAAAGGTTTTTCACCAAGAATTGTGAAAATTATGTTCCTTACAGACCTTTTGATTGCATCTTCATCGCTAATTGTTACCAAATCATTCGTCACTGGATGACGTTTGAATGATAAATTGATATCTTTGAATGCCCTAGAAGCCACTATTTACACAAATTGTTTCCTGTTTTTATTTATACCGCTTTTTTTATCTTTTTACGACACGAATTCGATATTTTTCCGATTCTAAAGCGTTAATAATATATTTAGCGCTAATTCTTGGGTCTTTTTCGCCGCAAGTGAAGAAATCTGCGTTCATTCGACCAAATTCAGGCCAAGTATGACAAGAAACATGACTTTCGGAGAGTGCAAAAAGACATGTGACACCACATGGACTGAATTTATGTGTATATTCGTTCAATATTGTCATCTCCGACTTCAAAATCGCACGAGTAAAGATGTCACGAAGGAAATTTGGACTATTTAAGTCATCAAAATACCCATCGTAGACATCTAATATGAGATGTTCACCCATTTCATCCCAATTCTGGTTCATTTAAATCAATTTTAAAGTCGCCACCATAAAAATCAGCGTTCATATCAGTGCCTCCAGAACCTACACTCACGTCAAGAGTCCTTTCTTTCGCTGTTTTCCAGAAATAATTCTCTTCTGAACCCAATCCATCACGATCATGACCATTTTCCACCTGATAATACACAGTTGAAACCTTAAAATCGGGAATCTTAGGTGTCTCAGGAGTGATACTGTTGTCATAAATTCTCATTCTGTTGTTTGGATAGAGACAAAACTGGCCATTGTCCAGTTCCAGAAGATTATGGGACTTATGTTCGGCAGGTTGTTCACTCGTTGAGTAGTCAATTGAGTCTACATCTTGGTGATAATTGTCTAAAGTGCAGATATAAGTGCCTGTTTGAGTGCCAAAGTCCCTTGTCATAACCTCATAGTGCATTGAACCGATGAATTGCTTCTGTACTGCGACCACTCCGTAGTCCATACAGTTCCAAAATTGAAGATTGTGAAGCGTCATATCGGGTTTTGGTGTCTCTGGATCCGAGCAAAACGCTGAAATCGGCAGTTTATCAAACATTGCAGCATAATCTGGGAGATAAGTCTCAAAATAAAATGCCCGACCAGGTATACTTTTCGCTGATACCCAGACTCCTTTGACAAATTCGCCATGACCACTCTTGTGATCGGTTAAGTATTCTTTTCTTACCCATACCTCATAAGAAGGTAGGTTTGCAATTAAACAAGCCATTTAAACGTGATGATAAACTTCGACATATGCCTGACACTTCGGACAGGTAAAATTAGAAAAGAAGTCATATTCTGACTCCTCTCCATCATTGATATCTTCCATTGAGTGATCGCCACCCCATATCAGTTCCGTACCACAGTGCCAACAGTTCATTCTTCCAGAATCATTTTTATCGTCAGCCAAGTGGTAAAAATTCGTCATTTTCCCTGCCCTCTGTATCTTTTACGAGCCGAGTTACGGGAGGTTGCCGAGTATTTCGAGTGTTTTCCCCGACCCTGACGAGTTTTTTTCGGTTTTGACTCAATGGTCGTACCTGTCATTGCATATCTAGTTGCCATAATTCTCTTTTTTAATTTCTGTATGTATTTGATCAGGTTTTGGAAAACCTGTGCGGTAGAATTCGATTGCCAAGTCGTTCATCAGATCAAAGTATTGACTCTCTGATAGGTCATCGAAACCACCTCTTCCATCGATAGTGACGTAATATCGATCCATTAAATCACTCTGGTCTTCTCATGTCCGACACGTACACGAGGATCACACCAGATTTCAAATCCCGCTTCCTTGGCATCAAGACAGAAAGATACGTCTTCGCCACACATATCCTGTACTTCGCCAGATTCAAATACTTGCATCTTGGGTGCAAACCACGGATACTTGATTTCGTTATGTTCAAAAACTCCTTTCTTAATTAATAACCAACCAAAACCTGTATAGTCTACTGTAAATGGTTTCTTTCTCTTACTGATACTTTCAATTGTTTCATGATTCATAACACCACCACTTGCACGGAAGTCTTCTTCCTCTAACCAGTGTGCAACTGATGTAGTCTTTCCATCTTCTGTACAATACCAACCTGCTGCGATATCTTTATCCATCAGAAGAACCTGATAAAACTTCTCAACATTGAAAACAATATCAGAATCAATCCATAACTGATAGTCATAGTTTAACTTACCATCCCAAGGTAACTGGTCAGGTCCTCGAAGAACGTTTGCACCAAGACATTTACATCGGGCAAAATTGACCATTGATGAATAATCTTGTGATATCTGTATACTTGCTCCTGATTGTACTAAATCAAAACATAATGACACAAAGGATTTCAGAAAGGTGTACGATACACCACGACCAGGTAGACAGAATACAACTGTCTTTCCTTTAATCATTTCTTTTGCCTTTGCATAATCATATTGTGGTGTTGTCGCTTTCTTCTTAACAGGAGACTTTGCTTTTACTGTAAATCCTTTCGCCATAATATGTTGTAATTACACTTCTATTTTAATGCAAATTATCTATAATGTCAATAGGAGTGCTCTTGCATCTGATAGGTAGGGTTTTCACTTACTTCAGTATATGATAACTCTTCTTTCCAATATGATGTGTATAGTTTATTCCATATAATATTAAATTCATCTTCATTTACATTTTTGAACAAACACTTGTCTTCCAAGTAGATGTGATAGAATTTCATTCTTCCTCTTCGAGTATGTGGATACCATCGATATCAATAAACCATTCAAGATTTAAACCTTCATACCAACCATATTCGTTAATCATCCACTCAGGTATTGTTAACTTGTATTCTCCAGTAAGTGGGTCTGTTGTGATGGGTTGGATTTGAGATTCAGAATCGTGTTTCATTCATATCGTTCACTTCTTCCAGTATATAGTACCTTTGTATTTTTTGCAAGCGACCCCTGTGGGCATTTTTACACACGAAAAAATTTCTGTACCCCCTGTGTAAATAAAGTGCGTTTTATATTTACAGGTCGATTTGGGTCGTTTATAGCTTAATGGTACCTTGCGAATTTATAACGGGGGGCGGGAACCCCCCATAACTGTTCATCACGAACATATACTGTTAGGTGTCTCACGGGTGAGACAGGGTGATTAGTCCCTGTCGGTGTACTCACCCTCTACAACTCTTGTTCCGTTAAGAGCATACCAGACTAACTGTGCGTGACCGAACTGCTGTGCCATATCGTAGCAGAGGTCATAACCGAAGTCGTTAGTGACTTCTTCTTGAATGTTTGTATTTGGAACTTCAACGAATTTTGTAATTAACATAAGAGGAAAAATAATTTATATACTTATTATAAAGGATATGTTCAGTCCGTGGGGTAAATATCCACGAACTGAAACAATTTGTTACATATAAGAAGTTAACGGGTGGGGTCGGTTTTCACAGTATTTAATTGAACTAACGCACCAACCCGTTTTCTCTGTAATTTTTTCAATCAGTGCTTCTTCGGGGTCTAACCATTCAGAATCGACCCACCATAACCCCAGAGCGTTGTCCGTAATAAATTCCTGCTCCTGCTCTGTGATTGTTCCCATAGAGTCCGTAAAATCGAACTCTATGGATTCAACAATGTAATGTGGCATTATGCACCCTGATAAACTTTTGCTGTAGCATACTTACTACAGGGGTGTGGGTTATCAGGTGTACAACCGAATGAAGCAAAGTATGCGTTCATCATACCAACATTAACTTCGGGGTCGTCAAAGTCAACTCCTCCGATATGGTCAACACCCCATTCAGAGATTTCTGTAATGAATGTGTCGAAGTCTTCGCAGATATATGCGATATCATAGAAAGATTCCTTTTCTTGGATTCTTTGGATTAATCTTTGAGTTTTAGTAGTCATAAGGGGTGAATGAAACTTATACTATAATGATAAAGGATAAAGGGGAAAAAGTCAATAGTTTTTCCCCCTCAAATATTAAATCTTTCTTAAGACTTGTTCACCTGCTGGTGTGAATCCTTTAATGCCTAATTCTGCTAATAGGCATCTATCATATAATGAATTACAGATTTCTGTTAATTCATCACTACTTGCACCCTGTGTGGGGTCGTAGTCTGTCCACCCTAAATCTGGGGTATCAAGGTCGGCAATTTGAACACATTCATCAAATCTGTTGTATTTGGCGATTAACTTATAATCGCCTTTTATGTACATTGGTTGCTTGTTCATAATTAGTGCCTGTCTGAGATGTACCAAGTACCCGCATTTGGTCGGGGTCTGTCTTTGAAATCCCTTAATGCCATTTCATCAAGAACTGCAATAAGAACAGGGTCATTAAGTGCTGAGTCATTCATTAAGACTCTGCCCTGATAGTAAGGTTTTAATTGGTTGTCGAACATAAGAGGTTTGTTTAACTACTTTTATTATAGCGAATAATGGGGGAAGTAAACCCCCATATCAGCGAATTGAAACAATTAGTTACAATCGGAAATTTCCTCAATAACTTCATTCATTTCTTCAATATTTGCTTCTTTTAAAATTTTTTCTCTTTCATAATTTTTTTTACCCTTAAATTTAAAATTCTTAGCTGATTGCGGAAGAAGTCCCAAATGGCCCATAACAGGAATATTATTCTTTACTA